TTACCGGGACAGGCGGCACGTGGGACGCGGCAATCAAGCTATATCCGCAGACGCAGGCGGTCATGCGTGTCGGGGATCATGTCGTTAAATGGCCATCCGGGGCGCAGCTTCAGTTCTCGCACCTCATTGACGATAACACAGTCCTGAACCATCAAAGTTCAGAATATTGCGGTTTGTACTTCGATGAATTGACTCATTTCGAGGAGTCGCAGTTCTGGTATATGCTAAGCCGCAACCGCTCGACGTGCGGTATTCAGCCCTATGTGCGCGGTGGGTGCAACCCGGCTCCTGGCTGGGTGAAGCAACTTCTTGCGCCTTGGGTAGATCGAGCATTCCCGAAGCCGGCTAAAGCTGGGGATGTTCGATATTTTGCGCGCGTGAACGACGAGACGGTATGGGTCGATGAGAATTGGCGACACGACACAGGCGATAAGCCATTGTCAATCACCTTCATCCGGTCAAGCGTTTACGATAACAAGATTCTCCTGGAGAATGACCCGAAATACATCTCAAACCTGCTCTCGCTTTCGCAGGTTAATAAGCAGCGCCTTTTGTATGGCGACTGGGAAGCCGCAGAGGGAATGTACTACGACGACTTTGTGCGCGACGGCGAAGGCGCTCATTGCGTAGCGCCGATGTTTACGCCGACGAAGCCTCCGCCCGCATGGTACACATTCTTTGCTGGTGTCGATCCAGGCTTTGCCGATCCGTGGTTCGTGCAACTGGCGATGATGGACGAAACTGGCGACGTGCACCTCTTAGAGTCAGATACGCAGTCGCGACTAGGGGAATCTGAGCAGGCCCAAAGAATCGTCCAGATGGCGATGCGATGGGGCATCTCGATATCGAGGCTTACCGTCGTCGCTGGCGAAGATCTGTGGGCCAAGCGCAAGGTAGACGGAGTTGAGATTGACGCGCCGGTTGATAAATACTATCAAGCCGGACTCAACATGATAAAGGCGGCCAACGACTCTCTCAGCCAGTTCCAGCGCACGCAGATCGTTAGGTCTTACCTAAGAGATCACAGACTTTGGGTGTACCGAGGCTTCAACAATCCGGTCATTGCAACGCTAGAGAACGCCAAGCATGACCCGCTCGCTTCGCGCGCTGAGCTGCCGATCCACGACAAATACTCGCACGGAGCCTTTGCTCTTGGGTGCGCGTTAGGATCGTGGCCGGAAGCACCGAGCAGGGACAGGCAAATGCTGCGAGAGGTGATGCAACTCTCGGCTCAAGACGCGCAGAATTACGAGTCTGGCGGCAAAACGATCAAGCCTCGCACAGTGCAAACGATTAAGCAGCCGGTCGGTATGGACATATGGGAAACGCCGAAGTTGTGACGATTATCTTAGCTTTCGCGCTCGGTGTATGCTCTGGCTACCTTCTTGCGTGCAAGGCCAACCAGGGCGCAATAATCGCGCCACAAAGCGTAGAGCGACTGCCCTATGTCGGTCTGCCCGCTTACCCTGAAACGCAGATCGAGCCTTGGTCTGAACCTGCCTATAACGTTGACCCTCAGATGCATAGGGTGGCGACGATAATTCGCAAAGAGCCTGATAGCCCGGAGCAATGGCTGTTAGAGCACGACCACTTTCTCAAGCGTGAAGACAAGAGCTAATTAACAATCGTGCCAACTGATCTCACATCGCCGCCGATGCGCGGACTCGCCGAGGGTGCGCCAGAGGCATCGAAACCCAAGCGCAAAGGGCTGTTCGCCAAGCTAAATCCTAAGTTTGGCAAGATCACCAAAGGCAAAACGCCTGCTTTACGCACGCCGGAGACAAACGTTGACTCGGAGTTAGGCCCGCAAGACACTGTTCAGGGGTACACCGCTCCGCCGTTCGACGAGCAACTTGAAGCCGAGCTAGTTAAGAACCGCTTCAAGTACAGCGCATCGAGGCGCTTTATCTTAGAGCGAAGCTGGCTACGTGCGCTTGCCTTCGAGAACGGAAACCAGTGGGCATATTGGAAAGGATCGAGCCTCGCGAACCTCGCTGACGAAGCCGACCCCAACGCGAACTTCGTTACCTTCAACATGATCGAGCCTTTGATGCTTTCGATCATGGCACGTGTGACGATGAGCAAACCCGATGTGGGAGTTGTCGCGCTCACCGATACGCCAATCGATCATCAGGCAGCAGACATGTGCCGCGCGATTCTTTCGCATGAAGATCGTCGTTTGCGCAACCAAATACAGACGCTTGAGCTAGTCCATCACGCCACGACGACGACGGCTGCGTGGGGATACATCTACTGGGACGAGCAAGCAGAGGTCGATAGGCCGATCTACGATCAAGATACTGGGCAACTGTTAGGGGGCGAGAAGGCCAAGCTCGGTGCGCCGCAAATACGAATCACACCGGGTACTAGCGTTTACATCGATCCCAAAGCCGAGCGCATCGAGGATGCAAACTGGATCATCGTTCACTACTTGGAGTCGCTGGATTGGGTGCAGAGGCATTATCCCGACAGGGGATGGGATGTTCGACCTGGCTGGGACAGCTCTTACGACTGGTACCTGCAAAGCTACATTCAAGCGATCACTGGCGACTTCGCCGCGATGCCCTCCGAGCAGTTCAGAAAAGATACCGTCGCGATCCTAGATTGCTGGGAACGACCTTCTGAGCGCTATCCCAAAGGCCGCCGGATCATGGAGGCAGGCGGAATATTACTCGAATATTCGGACTGGCCAGAGCAGCGAGTCGATCATAGCGGTCGGTTAGCGTTCCCGCTTATGCGTCTGGCGTACAAGGAGACCCTAAACTCACCGTATTCGCAAGGGCTGGTCGAAAAGCTCATTGATCTGCAGTATCGCTACAACGTTACGTGGTCACGCATATTCGACCATATGGACAACGAGAAGTTGCTTGTCGTCGTAGATCGAGGCGCGGAGATCGGGATTGACCCGTTTAGCTCGCCGCGCAACATGCAGATCGTCTACAAGCAGCCGGGGAAGGAACTGGTAACCACTCAGGCCCCGCCGATCAATGAGTACTGGCTGGCGGTCTTAGACAAGATTTGGGAAGCGATGCAGACCATTGCGGGTGTGCATCCTGTTAGCCAAGGCCAGGTTCCCGGCGGCGCAAGCGGTGCTCTAGCGATTGAGCTTTTGCAGCAGTCGGATGCGAGTCAAACTGCGAGCTTTAGCGCTCAGATCGAGCAGTACCAGATAGAGCGTGCCGACTGGCTGATCTATTTGTACGCCAAGTATGCCGATGAGCCAAGGCTTCTTACCGTGTCAGACGCGAGCAACCCGCAGGAAAACCTTGCCCGTGTCCACAGCTTCGAGGCGCTCAGAGAAGGCGGTCAGGCGCGTACGTACTGCACGCCTGGTAGCGCTCTGCCCAAGACGCCGATGGCGCAGCGACAAGAAATCGATCAATGGTACTCGGAGGGCAAACTTGGTCAGCCTGGTATGCCTAGCACAATCGCGACGTACTTCAAGCTCATTGGCGATACACGCGCAGATGACATCGTAGAAAGCGCCGCGCAATCGGTGGCGGAAGCCCTGCAAGCGCAAGCCGCGAACCAACCGAACCCGCTGGCGATAGCAGAGCAGAAGGCGCAGATGGACTTGCAAAGCTCGACCGCTGCCAAGCAGGTGGACGCGACTTTGTACAAAGAGAAGGTCGCGCTCGATACGCAGTCGAAGCTCACGCAGATTCAGGCAGAGACAAGCGCGAAGATGGCGCTTGCGCAGCAGCAAAACGATGCTAACATGCTTTCGCAACTTCACGACAAGGCGATTCCAACTGTTAGCTTGACAGGTAAAATGGATCCGGCGGCGGTTGAAGCAGAGGAACGCAGACTAGGAATCGCTGGCGATGCTAAGAGCGCAATGCCACCTCCGGCGGCGGTTGCACCGCCAAATGCACCGAACAAAGGCGCGAGTGGCGCGAGCAATGGAAAGGCAGACAAGTGACCGGGATCGCAAGAACACTGCAAGAAGCGCTTCTAACTCCAGGCGAGCCAGATGGCGGCAAGCGCGAGAAAATGTACACTGAGGCGTTCGCAGACACGCTCATGAGCGCGTACGGCAAAAACATCGATGTCGTCGTCGTGCCTGCCGGGTTTTACATGCCTCCGATAATTAAGGCATTACGAAGCCTGAAGAAGCCGCATAAGGTTCTCAAGACGATTATAGACGCGCAGACCGATAAAGCCGCGTGCGATGATCTCGTGCGCCGCGCGAATGGGTTCGGCGACATGCTTAAAGACGAGTTCCGGGTGCATATCGACACGACCCCGCTTGTGTTTATGCTCTGCCCTCTCAAACCAATTTTTGCAGGGCCATTCGGATGGAAGGTATTGCTCTGCGGCATCGCAATAGCGAATGATGGGGATAGGGATGCGAAGACATTGGCGCAGCGTCTGATCGCAAACTAGCAGGTTACTAGGCGCATATTCAGCAGGAGATTAAACCATTATGGCATCGACAAAACCAGGTGACAAGACGCGTGGCGACATGGGCAAAGCGCAAATGAATCAGTACGACGAGTCTGGCAAGGGCGGCGTCGGCAAAGGTCATGGCGGCAAGGTTGCGAAAACGCAGCAAGGCCAGTACAAAGAGGGCAACAGCATGGGATCGGGCAGCGCCGCGTTCGGCACGGCAAAAGCTGGCATGGCGATCAAGAAGATGCTCCCCGGCGATGCGTACGACGGCGAAGATACGAGCAGCGGTTGGGGCAATTCCTCGACCAAGCCGACCGACATGGGCAAGAATCACCCCCTGCCTAAGTCGGCAAACACCAGGGACGCGCAGACCATGAAAAGCGAATCTGCATGCACATCTCTTGGCACTGATAAGGCCGTAAAGGGTGGCGGCAACAAGTTCGCACGATAGGCTATGGCAAACACGTCAACAGTCTACATAAGCGCGACCGCAAGCGGCGCTGAGGGCACAATCACCCTGCCGACGGTGACGATCTCGAACGCAGCGTCCCCGCTGAGCCAGCTTGCACTCACACTGAGCGCTGGTTTCACGTCAGTGCCGATTCCGAGCGGGACATCCTTCATCACCGTCCAGACCGACGCGGCTAACACGCAGACGCTTACAATCAAGGGCATTACTGGCGACACGGGAATCCCGGTACTCGCTGCGGGCGGGATCGTCGGATGGACGCCTACCAGCGGGGCGACGACGTTCGGGCTCACCGCAGGCGCTAACTTTTCGACGATTACGCGGGTAACGTTCTGGTAACACTATGCTACACACAATTCTTCTCGTATTTGCGCTAGTTCTGTTCATCCTCGCCGGCTGTAGCGTTCCTGGCGGACGCTGGAACCTTGGGTGGTTTGGCGCGGACTGCTATGTGGCCAGTCTGATGTTTTAGGGCATGAGCACATCGGCTAAAACTAAATCAGGGGATGATGATGACGATGCTATCCTAAGCACTGGCGAATCGCCCCGCATGTCGAACGGTGAGTGCTCCTACGATTCGATTGATGAGATGCTTGAGTCGTGGCAAGAGAGGTTTTCGGCACTTGCTAGTGAGGTTAAGCAGTTTGGAGGCCACTGCGTCTACGCTTTCGGGTTGTATGATGAAATGGCAACCGATAGTAGAACGGGAACCACGCACACTCTGTTTGATTATCGTGGGAACTACCACACGTGTATCGGATTATGCTCAGACCTTCAAGACTTGATCAAGAGGGGCTGAAAACTAAAAGGAGAACTCACATGCCATTCGATAAATCTAAAGGTAAGATGGTTGCCAATAAAGCCGCTGGCGCAAAGGCTAATACTAAGACGGCTGGGCCTGGTGGCTCGTTCCCAATCGGAGACGCTAAGCATGCACGTCTCGCTATTGGCGCCG